ACTATAGGATCTACTATAGGATCCATTATAGAGGCGATTGTTGAACCTGTGCCTACTATAGAAAATGGTAAAGTAACATGGAATAATCAATCCTACCAACAGTTTTGGGATAAATTTCCTACTAAACTAAAAAATGCTTTGATAACAAATGAAGATTGGTTGAAGGAGTTTGTTACTAATTGCTATAATTCTAGAAAAAATAGAACACCTTGCGTTTTTACTTCTCCTAAAAATTTAATAATACCTCCTAAACAGTTAAATGGACAATATGATTTTGGCAATAAAGCGTATAACGATTTTTTTAAAGTACAATCACCATCATACAAGGATACGTTGTTAAAATTATATTCTGAAAAAGACGGCAAACGTAATTATAAAATGCTTGAAGACGCAATGAATCGAATCTTATCTCAGGAACTAGATTTTGATAAAGGATACATTTAATAAAAAATAATTTATTATCTAATTATATATGATATTAAACTACGTTTCAATTCCGGTTTTTTTGGTTAGTTTTGCAATTGGACTATTTTTTGTATATGTTCTAGGGCCTGAAATGAAGACAATTTACATTTATCCTACTCCTGAAAATGTAAACAGTGTTTTATTTAAAGATAAAGCTGAAAATTGTTTTTATTTTGAAGAAGAAATCGTTGAATGTCCAAAAGATATATCATTAATATCAACGGTTCCAATACAATCTTAAAAAAAATATAAAAAAATAAAAATATGTGAAATATATAAAATAAGTGAAATATATAATGGGATTAAATCTAGGAAAATTTGTACATACTGAAACAGGGAAATATTTAATGTCCATATTATTAGGTTTCGGATTAGCTTCATTATTTAGAACTATTTGTAAAGATCAAAATTGTCTTATTTTTCATGCTCCGCCTTTAGATAATTTTAAAGATAAAATATATAAAAATAATGGCAAATGTATTAAATATAATCCTATTGCAACAAAATGTAAAGCAAATGCTAAAATTGTCAATTTTGAATAAATAAAAAATAAAGAAAAAATAAAGAAAGAAAAAATAAAAAATAAATAAATAAGTTTGCGTAATTAGTATAATCAATCATTCTTTATACTAATTATGAGTGATACAACAAGTATTTTAGATTTACCTACTGATCCAGTTGGAGGAGGAAGTATTAGTAATAATATATCTATAAAATCTAGTGAAAATAGCATACCATCTCAAGGTTACGTATCTGAATCTTCAGGACTTAGTTTAGACCAAACTACTATTAATCAAATTGTTAATAGTCTTCAACAAGCTAGTCTTACAGGTGTTACGCAATTACCATCTAGAGACATTCCTATGAATACTACAGGTCATTCTAATGACCCTCAAATACAACCAAATTTTATACCTCCTCAAAATAATGTTGATTATATTAAAAATTATGAACAAACATCTGATATGATTGATAGTTATAATAGGAATACGCAAAGACAAAATACGCTTGATGATACCTATAATGAAATACAAACACCTCTATTATTAGCAGTCTTATATTTTTTATTTCAACTACCATTTGTAAGAAAGTTTCTTTACAGTTACTTTCCGGTGCTTTTTTCAAAAGATGGGAACTTAAATATTAATGGATTCCTTTTTAATAGTATTTTATTTGGACTCTTGTTTTATTTATTAAACAAAATTACACTTTATTTTGGAGCTTTTTAGATGTATAAAAATGATTTAAATACTTGAATATAATTAATTCAAATGGGCGATTTTATTAATAACCTTAAAAACAATTATACTAATATGACTAAAATGACTATATTCAACTACTTAAAAACAAATAATCCTGCGTTTGATGCTATTTTGTCAACAATTATTATTTCTATTTTTGGGTATTGTATTAATTATATTTATGATAATAATCTAGATAAGTATTTGTTAAAGGATTTAAATTATGACACGTGGTGTGGGTTATTTTATACAAAAAGTAGTGTAATTATTGAGGGCAAAAGATGTGCTACCACGTGTGCTTATAACCTATCCTGTAATGTTTCTTCTCTCTATAGTGACAGATTTAAATCCATATGGGATTATATAATTACAAATATTGATAAAAATAAATCTATCTTTCAAATTAAAGAAGCACATACAAATTTTCAATCATCTGATCATACTAAAAAAACAAACGTTGATATTTTTATGGTACATCAAAACAAACATTTTAATATAGACAAACATATTTATTTTTACGCCAGTAATGAGTGCAAAGATAGTAAAGATGACGACTCAAAAGTATCTACAACTATTGATAAAATGAGTATCGTTATTTATTCTTATGTATATTCTGTTAGTTACTTAAAAAATTATATTGATACTATAACTGATAAATATTTAACATCTATTAAAAATAGCAGAAATAATAAAAGGTTTATTTATTCTCTTGATAAAGTAAAATCTGGCGAGGATGATTCTCCATTGAATTGTTGGAGAGAAAATGAATTTGAGAGTTCTAGGACATTCAATAATATTTTCTTTGATGGTAAAAAAGAATTAATTGAAAGAATTAATTTTTTTATTAATAACCGCGATTGGTACTATGAAAAAGGAATCACCTATTCTCTTGGAATTGGATTACACGGCCCCCCTGGAACAGGCAAAACTTCAGTTATTAAAGCATTGGCTAACTTAACAGACAGACACCTTATCGTAATATCTCTTAAGCTGATAAAAACAAAACGACAACTCGAACATTTTTTCTTTGAGAATACATATAATGATAAAAATGAACAAACTTCAATTACCTTTAATAAAAAAATAATTGTTTTTGAAGATATAGATTGTATAGGCGATATTGTATTAAATAGAGAACCCAAAAATAAACTTACCTCTTCTAAACGAGTTGATGTTGATGTTAAGAATGAAATTAGCAATGTTAAAAATAGTGATGTTAAAATTGGCGATGTTATTCAAGGTATACGTGATTTGAATAATACCTCCACTAATTTACAAAATTATAGTAGTGAAGATCCAATTACTCTAGATGATATTTTGAATTTATGGGATGGTATCCGAGAGACACCAGGTAGAATTTTAATAATTTCATCAAATCATTATGATAAATTAGATAGTGCTTTAACTAGACCAGGTAGAATTGATATTACACATGAACTAAGTAACGCAAGTCATAATACTATTTCCGAATTATATTTACATTTATTTGGTACAAAAATTGATAAAAGTAAGCTTAAAAAAATAAAAGAATTCTTTTATTCGCCTGCTGAATTGATTAATATTTATATTAACAATAAAAACGAAGATGCTTTTATATGTAGACTTTTATTGAATGCCAAAATTTAATCTATTGTATTTATATATTTATGTGTTATAATTACAAAGTATCGTTGTTTACTTTTTTATTAGGAACCATATTTTCTTTATTATTGATAAAATATGGTAATACAAAATACAAATCAGAGAATTTGGTAGCTGGTATATTTTTTATTTTTATATCACTTATTCAATTTATGGACTTTTTATTTTGGATAGATATAAAAAATAAATTTGGTATTAATCACATTATAACTATAATTGGTCCAATATTAAACGTCGGACAACCATTAATATTATATTTAATAAAATATTTATATTATAAACCAAATATTAGCGAGTTACAAAATTATAATTTACCTGTAGCAGCACTAAATCTGTTATATTTTATATATTTTATTATATTTTATTATAATTTTATATCAAGAGATAAATTGATTACAACAGTTGAAAATGGACATCTAAAATGGCCATGGGTAGAATATTCGAATGCTACTTTTTATCTACTATTATTTGCTATAAATATATTTTATTTATTTAACTTACAATATGCAAGTATATTTTTTTTAATAACCTATTTCTTTTTATTTTTAAGTGTACAATTTTTTAATTATCACGCAGGAGAGATGTGGTGTTTTTTTGGGTCTTTTATACCATTCATTATATATATTCTTCAATTTTCGTTGTAAAATAAAATAGTTAATACTTTTGAATAATATGGTTCAAGAATATGTTAATAAATTAATCGAAAATTTGCCGGATGAAATGAAAAATGTTAAAACACCTTTAGTAATTGATTTGGTATTAGATGGCGGAATATTTAATGGTAGTTATCTTGTAGGAGCGCTTTATTTTTTAAAAGAAATGGAAAAACGCAATTATATTAAAATTGATCGGATTTCTGGGTGTAGTATAGGTTCTATTGTTGGATTTCTTTATTTTATTGATAATCTTGATCTAATGTCACAATTATATAGCGTGGTTCATACTGATTTTAAAAAATGTTATAATTTAAGTATTATAAAGAACCTAAAGGGTTTCTTGTCTGATCATATTCCGTCGGATATTTGTTCTAAGGTAAATGATAAGTTTTTTATTAGTTATTACAATATTAAAAAAGGCACTAAACCGGTTAAATGTGTATATAAAGATGTAGACGAAATAATTAATACTATTATTAGGTCGTGTTTTGTTCCTTACTTAATAGATGGTAATATATTATATGAAAATAAAGCAATTGATGGGATAAACCCGTATATATTTAAAGTAGAACCTAATAAAAAGATTTTATATTTAGATTTATTTGGATATGATAAAATCGGCAATTTATTAAATGTTAAAAATGAAAAATCTAATTATCATAGAGTTCTCTCTGGTTTATTGGATGTACATAGTTTTTTTATTAAACAATCTAATACGCAAATGTGTAGTTATGTGAATGATTGGAATATTTTAAACTATGCTTTTAATTATACCAAAATGATAATAGAGAGAATATGTATTTTATCTATTTACATGTTGCTGTATATTAAAAAAGTTGTTCCTGTTGAATTTCAAGAATCAATTATATATAAGATATTATCAAAAATATCACAAGACATTTTTATCATAATATTAGAAACTTACTGTTTATAATTTGTATTGTTTATAAATTTGTATTTAGTATAAATCTTTTTTATTTCTTCTTGATTTTCTTCCATAAATATCTAGAAACCCTTTTTTAGTTTTATTTGGTTTTCTTGTTTTACCAGTTGTTTTACTAGCTATTGATTTATTCGTTGTTTTTTTATTTGAGATGGACTTAGTTTTATCTATATTGTTCATTTTCTTATTTATATTATCTGGGTTATAATTTAAAAACCATTCTTGAAATTCTGCGCTATTTCTGTTTTGATTTAATTCCTTAAATTTTTCTGCTTTATGTGCTCTAATCTCTTCTACAGATTCTTGGTGACCGTAACATGTAATACTAAATCGCTTTAATAATCCTTTTTGTTGTAATCTATTTTTTTGTTGAACATCAAACAAAAATTTTGATATACATAATATTCTTTCTAAAAATTCATTATAATACGGTCTATTAGTATACAAAAATGCTAAATAAAAACTCAACATAGTGTCAATCGTAGCTATTTTTACTTTATCTCCATGAATATTCAATGTATTGTAACTATGACACGCAATTGGTTTATAAATAAAAGCAACAGTGTCATTATCTATTTTAATTTCATAATGTTCAGGTATAATTTCTCCAACTGGATCTCTTTTAATAATTTTTGTATTTGTTATCCCTATATCTTTTAAACGTTCTTTTACTATTTGTGCTGTTGTTTCTGGGTCATTTGACAAAACATCAAAGTCTGCTACTTTTTTTAATTTAGATTTCGATTTTTTTGGCATATATTGTGAGTAGAGTGAAACAGCATAACCCCCAAAGAAAACAACTCCTTGATTTATAAAAGTATTTCTTATGTTTTCGTAAATTTTATCTGCTGTTTCTATATTTTCTAATTTTTTATTTTCAAGTTCTCTCTGATATTCAATATTATTACAATTTATGGTTGTTAATGGATAATTTTTATTAAGTAATGTGAGGCGTTTCAACACTTTTTCCCATCTACTTGTATCTCCGTCCGGTCTTGATAATTCTAAATACATCGATAATCTTAAAAAATTAGGTGGCGCATATAATATTCCACCAACTCGTATAGAATCTTGTTTTAATGCGCTAAATATTTCTTTTGATATTTGTGTTATATCGGCAACTGGAATATAATTTACAAATACTTTATAAGTTCCTTTATGTACTCCTGATTTTGCTTCAACGTCAGTAAACCCCGTTTTATAATAAATATCGGCTAATTCTTTTGCTTCATTTAATGCGTTTGATGTAAAAAAATCATAGTCTGGAATTTCAACTTCTTTATTGTAAAATTGATCTTCGGTTGGTAGAATATTGTTTATAGCTGTTCCTCCATAACATATTAAATTTTTTTTTTTAATAAAATCCTCGACTATTTTAATTATTTTTGTAATTTCCTCTGAATTTACTACGCGTCTTGATACTTTTTCTTCTGCTTTATCAACTGCCATACGTAGAATTGCTAATTCACAGTCCGCAAAATTTAAATCTTTACAAACATTTTGTTGCTTCATATAATAAAATAATAAAATAATAAAAAGTATTGTTTTATTAGTATATTAATAGTAAATATTAATAGTAAATATATTTAAATGTATTAAATGTATTAATCTATGAACCTTATTACAGACTCTGAGACTATTAAACAAAATAATATCAAATTTGAACTCATGAATAATACAGGAATTAAAAAAAGAATAATGAGGGAATTTGAGCTTTTATATCAAAATTATAATACTATTTTAACATTTATAGATACTAATCCCGCTGGATATAATAGTGTAAATGTTGATGTTTCTGAAAAAATAAATGGGAAAAAATACTCATATACATTCAAAATTAGCCATAATTATCCTTTTGTTCCACCTTCCATTTATTTGAATAATATTCCTTATTCAGAATTTTTAAGAATTCAAAATAGCTACGAACAAAATATGATTAAAAATATTACAGGAGCACCTTGTTTTTGTTGTACTTCTTTTTTGTGTAGAGATAATTGGTCTCCTGCTGTTACCATTAATAAAATTATGGATCAAATTAAATATATCAAATCTTGTAAAAGAGATATAGTTAATAAAATATTTGCTGATAAGATTAAATTTAAATATTTAATTAATGACATTGACCTAGATAGCTTCCTTTTTGCCAAAAAAATCATTCGAATTTAATTATAATTTTTATAAAGTTTGGCATTTGTAATTATAGTTTTATAAAACCTTGATTTTGGAAAAATAGTATCACAACCATTACATTTACACTCATTCAGATTAACAATAAAAAATCTACCTGCCAGGTTTGGAAGTTTACCAGTTTCTTTACATTTTGGACAATTATAATTTACGGGATTTTGAATTTTAGAACTTTTTTGACCCATGATATTGTAGTATAATAAAATTTTTAAATCATTTTATTATATATTTAGAAGTTAAAACTATAGTAATCAGTTGCAACATTACGTGTAGCATAAGAATTTTCAGGATCCTGTGGAGTTGGATTTGGAATTGTAATAACTTGGTTTCTTAAATCCGCGGGTTTTAAAGAAAAAGCATAGCCAGCTCTATCAAAGAACAGAGCATTCTCCTCTAAAAAATTATCTACCATTTGATAACGCATTGCTACCATTTGACATCCAGATCCTCTACATAAATAACCACTTGGATTTGATGGATTCACACCACTATCTGGTAGCACAATTGTCATTCCTAATTTGTTATATTGAGTTAATTCACTTAAATCGGGGTTATTTTTAACATTATAATAATCAGACCCTCTCATAAATATAGAATTACTTGTTAAATTAACATATTCTAAGAAGTCTTGGTTTTCTAAGAAAGCATTATTTATTTTGTCTACTATTAAAATTACTTTATTTTGAAATGTTAATAAAGGAACTGTTCCTAAATTTTTACCAGAGTTTTCAAAACTATAGTCTTTACCAAGCATAATTGAATCGTATGATTTAAGTATATTTGCTAAATTTGAATACATCGGCTGATTATTACTCTTAATCCTTAAATGAATAATTAAAGGATCTGTAGGATTTGGGCAGGTACCACCTGAAAAAGCATAACTTTTTATAGTACTCATAACATCTCCAAAACTAACAGAATTAAATGTTTCTTTTATATAATAGTCTTCTACAGTACTTGTTGCAACAATTGGTTGGTTGTCAACTGAATAAATCTCAAAATCTAAACAACGTACACCTTGTTTAATAACAGCTTTTAAATTACAAATATCTGTAAAATCATTTTTATACGATCCTCCACTACAAGCATTGTATGCGGTTTTTATGTAGTAATCATATAAATTTCCGCTACAATCAGGATCATTCGATGATACTGATCTTATATTTCCGTCAACACTTGGATAAAGTTTATTCATATAATCACATTCGCTTTTTTCTAATCTACTAAGATATATCATGTATCCTATAACAAATATTAATATAAGTAAGACAAATGCCATAATTATGTAACTTTTATATGATTCATCCATTGATTTTATTGCGCTTAAATAATCACTTGATTGACTTGACATACTTAATATATTATAGTATTTTTTAATTTAAGCAATTGATAAATTATATTATGATAAAATTAATAATTAAAAAAATTATAATATTATATACTAATTATGCCTGGTGGATTAATGCAACTTATTTCAGAAGGACAAGCTAATGTAATATTAAATGGTAATCCTGAGAGGACAAATTGGAAGTCAACATATTTAAAATATACCAATTTTGGTAAACAAAATTTTCGGTTGGATTACACTGGTACACCGTCACTTAATCTAACAACCGAATCAACATTTAATTTCACTGTAAAACGATATGCGGACTTGTTAATGGACTGTTACATTTCATTAACACTACCTAGCATTTGGTCTCCAATTTTCCCACCACAAGCAATTGTGAATCCTGATGGTACTACAACATATACTGATTGGGTTCCATACGAATTTCAGTGGATAGATAATTTAGGTGCTCAAATTATAGATCGTATTACTATTACTTGCGGCAACCAAAAATTACAAGAATATTCGGGACGTTATTTATTGTCGTCTGTTCAAAGAGATTTCAGTTCTCAAAAATTAGCGTTGTTTGATGAAATGATTGGAAATGTTCCTGAACTTAATGATCCGGCCAATTATGGTCCTCGAGTTAATAGTTATCCAAATGCTTTTTATACAACAAGCGCTGCAGGAGCTCAACCATCTATTATGGGCCAAATATTATATATTCCTTTAGGAGCATGGTTTAATCTTAAGACACAACAAGCTTTTCCATTAGTATCACTTCAATACAATGAACTAAAGATTAGCGTTACACTTAGGCCACTCAATCAATGGTTTACTATCCGCGATGTAATGGATTATGCTAATAATTATCCAATTGTTGCGCCAAATTTTAATCAATATTATATGCAGTTTTATAGATTTTTACAAACGCCACCAGATGAAGAACTCGGGCCTAATTCTTATCTTGATACTAGAGCTAACTTTAATGCTGATATAAATTTAAATTGTACATATTGTTTTCTCTCTAATGATGAATCAAAACTCTTTGCAAAAAATGAACAAAAATATTTATTTAAACAAATACATGAAAGACCTTATTACAATATAACTGGACAAAACAAGATTGATTTAGATTCTGTTGGTATGATAATTAGCTGGATGTTTTATTTACAAAGAAGTGATGTAAATTTAAGAAATCAATGGTCAAATTATACCAATTGGCCATATAATTATATGCCTCAAGATATTACGCCAGCATCCGCCGCAGGGGATTTTCCGAATCCGTATCCTCTTGGTCCTCCATTAATCGGACCTGGTCAAAATCCTGACGGAACTAACAATAATTTATTTGTCACTGGTGTATATAATCCTCAAAATATTCAATACATTCTTGTAGCACTAGGTATTCTTTTAGATGGACAATATAGAGAGAATATGTTACCATCTGGCGTGTATAATTTTGTAGAAAAATATGTTAGAACCGCAGGAAACGCACCACCTGGACTATATTGTTATAATTTTTGTTTAGATACTTCACCTTATACATTACAACCATCAGGAGCAATGAATATGAGCAGATTTACAAATATTCAATTTGAATTTACTACTATTAGTCCTCCTTTGGATCCTTATGCGCAAGTTTTAACAATTTGTGATCCTACAACAGGAGAGTTAGTTGGAATAAATAAACCAACATGGAGAATCTATGGTTATAATTATGATTTATATCTTATGGAGGAGCGGGTTAATATGATTATTTTCGTAGGAGGCAATGCTGGTCTCTTATATGCTACTTAGAGAAATACGTATTTACAACGATTTCTTTAAGTATCAAAAATAATTTATACTATTAAAAAACACATTTTTAATTTCTGGAAAGTATTTTGGTTTTTCATTTTTGGACATTTATAAATGTCCAATTTTCAAAAAGTCGA